CTGGTGCTCATGCACCCAGGCCACACGGCCAGCCCAGGTCAGCTTGTTGTGCCCGTACGTGTTGGCCCCGTGGATACGGAGCCAATCAGCTTCGGCCTCGGTGTTGATCGGTGTGCCGTTGGCAAACGACAGGAGCGACCGACCGATGTCGTTGGCCTGGGGCTGCAGGTACGGGGGCCGGTAGTAGTACCTGCCCCTGAAGTCACACTGCATTGGGAAGTACAGCGCTGGCTCATCGCGGAGACGACGTGCCACCCACAGCTGTTTGGCTGCCGTGAACCTCTTGCCGGCCTCTCGATCGTTGCGGTCATGGAGCATCCGGGCCGTGTGTCGCCAGGCTGTGACGCCCTCGTCGTCGTCGGCCAGGTGCTTGGGGTACGGCGGGATCACATGCCCAGCACGGGGCAACAGGCCACCAATGGGCAGGCTCTTGTCCCACGCATGGCTGACCTGGTCCAACATCCAACCGTTGACCCGCCAGGCCACACCCTGCTGGATGTTGGCGGCCACCAAGAACGCATCGAACTCAGAAGACTGAGCTGCGATCAGGTCCCCGTTGTCCTTGAACAACGTGTTGCCAGGCAACCCTTCGGTCCAGTAACCCCCGGTCAATGGGTCTGACCAATCCCGGGGCGGAACGATGGTGGGCAACGCAAAGGGACACAGCAAGCGTTGCTGCTCCTCGGCGTTGCGAACCCACTCAAGCGCTGCATCGGTGGCCCGCACACGTTTCACCGTGCGCATGGCCCCGCGCTCCTGGTACACCTCGATCAAGCCGGTGTGCGATTCGACCAGGTGGACAAGGAACACACCGACGCTGAGCTTCTCTTGAGGGGTCCAGATCTCCGAGTTCTTCATGCGCATGGCATCAGCCCGCTTGTGCGCGAACCGACGACGCACCCGTTGGTGGGACTTCAGTTCGTACTCGGATGCCCGGGCCAGCATGGTCTCAAGCCACAGCCGTTCAGCCAAGGCGTAGGCCAGGGCCTGGAACTTGGGGGCTTGAGTCAGCTGATCAATCACCACACGCATGGCCACCGCTGCGATCTTGTGGGGAGCTAGCTGCAGCAGCGGGCCCATGTGGGCGTAGCCACGGCCAGCACGTCCATCACGCATCGCGTGGCGGTGCTTGCGCAAGTCCCTGATGATCCGGTCCACGCCCATGGCAGCGAGTACGTCGCCATGGGTGGAGAGAGACTCCATGCCTTGCTCACGGCGCTTGTTCATTCGGGAAACGAACGCATCAGCGCCGATCTGCAACATCTCACGCTCAAGGGCAAGCTGGTCCTCAAGCGTTGCCACGCTTCCAGCCACCCACGTAGCCCAACTTCAACAACGCCGTTGATGCAGTGTCAAACGCACCCTCCGGGAATGTTTTAATCCAGGCCTCGAACGCATTGCGCACGGTGTCGACGGTGTCCGGTTCGAGGTTCAGGTCATCGGGTGCGTACGTCCAGTGAGAAGTGCCAGCGATATACGGGAGCTGAAAGTAACCTAGGTACCAGCCATAGCCTTTGGCGTACCAAAGGACGTTGCCCTTGTTGTTGGCCTGTGACTTGGTTGGCATGTAGTCAACCGAGTGAACGTTTTCAGGAAGCAGATCGTTTGCCATTGTTGTTGGTGATGATAGTGATCTTGGTGTGAGTTGGATACCTGTTGGCCGCAAACTTCGCAGCCTCGGCCTTTGAGGTGGCACGGATCCGCTCGCGCATTGGACGCATGCCGCTAAACGTGACAACTATTTCATAGAGCTTGGCATTTGGGTTCGATGTTCGACTTAATCCTTCACCAATGATGGCTCCGCTGTCATCGCGCCAATGCAGAAGGAAGTTTTCGACGGAAGCCTGGCTGCCCCACCCCTTGCTGCTCATTGTTCGGCCTCCGCTTTCAAGCGTTGAGCCACCTCGGTCACTGCCAGGTGGCAGATCTTGTGCTCCGAGTACGGCGGGGCCCATGTCTCTACCTCCTTGGCCAACAGGCGCAACACTTCCCGCATGCGGTCAGGGCTGGTGATGGTCATCGAGTTGTTGGCCAAGCACCAGAACGCATCCAGCATCCGGAGCGGAAGCGTCTCCATCGAGTCGACGACGACGGGGGGCTGGTTGTTGGTTGTTGGTTCAGTCATTGCCACCCTCCAGCCTGTTAGCCACCAACTGTGCATAGCCACCGATGTCACGCCAGTGGTCAGGCTCAGCCGGGTTGCCGGCAATGATGCGCCCGATCTTGTGAGCAATCATGTCCAGACTCTCTTGCATGTCGGGGTCGAGCCTGCGGTCCAGGTCAGCGACGTGGTGGGTAATGACACGCTTCAGGTCTTGGGTGATGGCAGAGTGGATCTCGTAGTCCCCGTGTGTCTTTTCCCTTTCTGCAAGAAGGGCATTGATGTCTGTTGTCATGCGGCCTCTGGTGGTGTGGGTTGGTTGTTGGTGGATCCAAGGAATCGAGCTGCTTGTTGGCGGTCCCGGCGACCGAGCGCGGTCAACAGGTACCCCTTGGCGCTGGGCCTGATCAATGCTGACTGATTCAACATCAACAGCTGTGCCTTGATGGCGCTTGCCAGCCAGGCTGTGTCCCGGGTCAAGTAAGCGACGCGGACCGCTGTCTCCAGTTGATCCAACGACAGGGCCTGTGGGTAGACAAGCCACATCGCATCGAGTAGGTCGGACCGGAGCTGGGCCAGCACAACGGGTTCGGGTTTCATTTGATTGGGTCGGCTGTTGGTAATGCTGCATCCTCGCCGGCCCGGTAGGTGCTGAGCACGTGCTCGGCCCAGGCCGCGGCGAGGATCACGGCCTGGCTGTTGGGCGTGGTGGTGTACCTGGCTCGCCACCAAGAGCGGTAAGCCTCCATCAATTCGTAAGCAGTGGGCATAAGGGTGCCTCGAGTGTGGGTGTTGTGGTGCTGCGCCGGTGAGGGCAGCAGAGAAGGGAGCAGCGCTCCCCTCCGTGCTGTCGTCAGGCCTCCACCCATACGGCTTGGGTCAGGTCGTAGCGAGGGTCGTCAAGGTCCTTAACCGACCAAGCAATGCGGGTCAGAGCCCCGGGCACCGGATCGCGGTGTCGGCCCGTCACGAAGAACGGGTAACCAGCGACCGGGCCGGGTTTGACCGTCTCGATCAACCAGTCAGGCGCGGATCCTTTGGTTTCGTATCGCTTGCCTCCGCACTCGAAGTAACCGGGCGGCACACCCCAGCGGGCGGCGACGGTGTGAATGGGCAGGGCTGTGGTTGTGGCTGTGGTGTTGTTCATGGTCCGGGGAATTGGGTGCGGGTTGAGTGATCGGGAATTTGGGTGGGCTGCGGCAACTGGGCCAAGGTCAAGAACCACAGGGTGGACGTGATCGAGGCCAAAGTCAGGACCGTTACGAGCGGGTGCCGCATGGGTCAGCCTTCCCAGCAGAACAGACCAGCGAACCAGAGCCGGGCGTCGACGGTGTCCGGGCTGTGGTACCGGGTCCAAGGGGTGCCCCAGTCCTGGTGCTCAAACCAGCAGCGGTCAGGTTCGCCGTTGCACAGCTCACCCATCAGGCGAAGGGCTGGCCCGCCTGTGGTGATGAGCACCTGGAACTCAGTTGGCTCCATGGATGCTGTCTCACCCGGGCACCGCCAACCTTCCCGGATCTCAACTGCCAGCGCAGCTTCCCGCACGGCGTCCTCGATCCATTGGGCCACCACGTCGTGGTTTGTGCCGTCGTAGCCGTGTTCCCTCAGGACTGCTTTGGCTTCGGTTGAGAGGTATTTGCCTTCGCCTTCCTCGATGCAGAACTGCCAGGCCTCATGTGCTGCGGCGATTGATTCGCTCCAGGCCTTGGCGTTGGTCTCGGCTGGGCTGAGCTCTGTCGTCGGTGTTGCTGTTGCTGTTGTCGTCACGGTGATTTTCTGCGGTGTTGTTGTTGATGAAATGGGGGCCCGGTAAGCCCCACCTACCGGCTGCGCCGGAGCGGCGGGATGTGGGCCCGGTGTGGCTGTGGCCTAGGTCGTCTCGATTAACTGAGAGCCGACCCGGCGCCATTGGCGGCGACGTCTCGGGGCTGGGGCTGGGGCCACGTTGCCGCGGCCAAGAATCCAGCCCTCGCCCTTACAACTGAAGCAGATGCCGCCCTGGATATGGGCAAACCAGGGCATGGAGCCGGTGCCATTGCATCCCCATGGGCACTCGTAAGCATTGGGGTTGCCGGGCCATGGGTTGGGTTTGGGGTCTCGCATTGGTTCAGTACCCCAGCCAGGTGAGCACGGCCTCGGCGTCGTAGACCGCATCGAAGCCGTGCGCGGCACAGTCATCGGCCCAGGCCCTCAATGTCTCGCCGTGGCCCTTCAGGATGGCCTCCAGGTCGTCGACGGTGTAGCGGCCATCACGGCCGGCCCAACTCAGCATCGCGGTTTTGCTGTCGGTCAGCTCCTGGGTTGCCTCGTCGCTTGGGTAGTGGATCTGGTATTCGGCCAGCAGGCGTTCGGCTGGTGTTGCGGTTGCGGTTGTCGTCATCGGATCAGGTCTGCGGATGGGATGAATGGATGGGCTCAGGCCAGGGCCAGACGTACCCGGTACCGGGTGACACCCAGATGCTCGGCAATGCGGCGCTGGCTCCAGCCGGAGCGGCTCAGGCGTCGTGCTCGTTGCTCGGTCGACTCGGTAGCCCAGAGGAGCACCAAAACGGGCAGCAGCAGGGCTGCGAGGCACAAGGCCAGGAAGGAAGTTGTCATCGGCTTTTCTGCGGTTGGTTGTATTGCAACCCTGGACCTTTGGCCCGGTTGCCCCTTGAGTATAGGCATAGGTCAAGCCGGGTGAAGTTTGGGGGGCGACTTGTGATTTGGGGACCAGGGTCGAGAATGAGAACCATTCTCACCGGACCCCCTGGCCACCCCTGGCCAGACCCCCTGTCCAGCCTGCGCACCTGCCTATCTGACAGGTACGCAATGGCTTAGACCC